GTATAACCACCCTGTGCCGGTATGTCGCGATATTGTTCTATACCACCGGTAAAAGGCGTAAAGTCAATGCCTATCTTATCGCGTACATACTGAACATCTTCACGACGTATAAGCAGCCCGAATTCAAAATCCCTGCATGTCTGCTTCTTAAGCTGTGGGATAAATGTTTTCATGCCCACTGCAATATATTTATCAAGCAGTTTGCGGTTGTCGAACCAAAGCCGTGTTATTACGAGATGTTTCATAGTGATGCAAGTTTTTCCGCTATATCAGCCGGTATTATTTCATCAAGTCTTTTTGTTGTCTGATAAAATGGCATCTTGAAATTATCAATCATTTTACCGCGCTTATCGCTTATATTGTTATATCCGTGAGTGCATAAAGTATTGAGATGTTTTTTTTCATCCTTTGGTTTATCCGGTCTGCAGTTAGTAAATATCCATGCGTTAAGCAAGCGATGCTTTTCCTGTGTAGGCAATCGGCGCATCAGGCGCGTATCTATTGACATTTGTAGTCCTGTTTTCGATGCGGTCCGTTCTTTAAGATCATAAGCAGCAACAATACCGGACAGACAATTATAAAAATATCCGCTTTTAGCTGTCAGCCAATCATGCCCTTTCTTAAAAGCCTCCCATGTATCCTGTATCATATATTTCTGGTAATAATTATCAGCATCACAAATACAGAACATGCGGCTACGTTTATCGGCCTCACGCCCCAGCCTTGCCCATTTCTGTGATAATGGCAGTCTGATATCTGATGTCAAATAATAGAAATGCCTGCATCCTGCAGATTGTAACCGCTTAAGATAATTACGGAAGAAATCTTCACCACAAGCCTGGGCGTGCCTTTCCTCAAAAACAATAAGCTCCCATTGTCTGTTTGTCTGCTGACGGCAAAGGCTCTCCATTGCAAGCCATGCAATATCTTTACTATTCCATACTGGTATGCCTACTGTTATCATAACTTTTTAGCATTTCTAAAAATGACTGATCAATCTCTTTATATGGTATGCTGCGGGCAAGTATTTCCGGATGCCTGCCACCAACTATATTGTTAACATCAATAACAATCTTGCGCCTGCGATCAAGTAATATATCCAACTCACCGAAATCTATACCGAACTTACGGCATTTATTCAACAGATCCTTACTCTCGACAGGCGTAAAGAATTTATCAGGCTCAATATTATTGACTTTGTCTGTTGATGTGATAAAGCGATTAAGCTCATAACGTTTATTAACATGCGTTATAGTACCTCCCATAAGGAACACGCGGTAACGAACAAAATATTTTCCTTCCCTATTGTTAATAACCCGTTGATAAACATAGCCTGGCCTGGCCTCTATTGGACACCTTACTATACTATGATATTGGTGGCCTCCCTGCCATTCGCGTTTCTCAACACATGATCCTCTATGTTTTAATGGTTTCACGCTTATGTCATTAAATATTTTATTCACTTTCGCCTTACTTATATCCCAGCACCCCCGATTGAGTACAATATCATCCTGTAATGTCAGTGCCGGAGGCTTTATACTATTACGTGTATAGCTCCAGAAGATATGCAAATCATACGGCTTCCCAGGATCATTGTGAAACGTCACCCAGTCGCAATTTTCCAGTATGCGCAACACACGTGAATAACGTTTATAGTTATCCAACGGATCCGGATAAAACAGAATGATCATCCTCGCCGCATAATTTCTTCTTCAGCAGTTTCACGCGCACCCTTGCGGCTATCATACTTTACTATATCAAGCAACTCATCCTCTGTCAACTGTTGTATTTTAAGCCTCAGTTTAGGAATAGACAAAGGATAATCTTTTGCCTCAATAGCATCCTTTGTTTCTGCAGGCTGGTGCTTTTCCTCTTTAGTCTCTATTACCTGTTTTTCCTCTTTTTGCGTGATCACTTCTTCGGCTTTGCCGCGTGTTATCAGCTTGTCAGCAAAATGACGCGATACGCGATAAATACTGCCTTTCTGATAACTCTGTACTTTACCGATGATTTTAATACGTTTTTTCATAATATAATTTTAATAGCAGGGGAAATAAGTTAGCTATTCCCATCTCCCCATGCCAATTTAACATATACTTTAACTTGCTGCGCCTGTACTCAGCACGCAAATGCCAGTAGGCAGCACGCAGACATAACCTACGCGCTTATGTACTCTCAGAGCATACATATCCTGCTCGGCAAGATTTATAAGCTCATTATTCTCGTCATAAACGCTGGCCTGATCAAGTAGCTTGACCCTGATCCCTTGCTTATCTCCATAAACACAGCATTTCTGCAGGTTGCCAAAGATAATAAAAGGCTCATCATTCTCAACATCGTCATCTCCAGGCTCAAAATCGTTGATATCTTCAACATCGTACAGATCAGCAACTGACGGCATGCTCTCAGTCAATACAACGGGGAAGCCCCATATCTGGCCCGGTGAACTTTCACCCGGCGTTTGTACAAGGAATACTCCACGTGAATCACCGGCAGCAACAGCATCACTGCGACGAGCGCAGAGAGCAGCCCACACCTGGCGGTTCATATAGAATTTAGATCCCGGTACAGCACCTTCAGGTATAGCTACTGTCATAGCCAGCAGACTTTCAGGACGCATATCAATAGGACCAACAGTTGCGGCAAGGGCTAAACCTACCACATTAGGATTATTGATTATACCGGTCCAGGGCGCACCAACACCAGCAAAGAACTGGTTATCTTCCTCGGCTGCTATAGCTTCACCCAGCAGTTGTCCGCAAAGTGAGGTAAGATCAACAATCGAATCCTCAAGGATTTCCTCGGTCATAATAACCATTGCTGCAACAGTCTCAAGTGTCTGTTCAACACGTGAGGTAACAGGTTTGGTCTTTGGTTTGGCTTCACCCTCACCTATCCAGTCAACTGTTACGTTTGTTAGCAACGTTGGTATATAACGACTATTCCCGGCACCTGAAAATGGCAGATAACGCATCTCACGACGGGCTACACCACCACTTATAACAAAGCGATTAACTTCGGCAAGCAATAACTCAGGTATAAGATAAGCACCCTGTGACTGATCGGTTGAAAGCATATCACTGCCCGCACCAGTATGCAATACAGGTTCAAGCTCTGTTTTCTGTTCCTGTTCCTTCATCTCTTTTTCAACCGCTTTTATACCTTCGCGATCTTTGTGCAGAAAGGCACGTATCCACTTATTGTTAAGTGATCGTTCTTTAGCCTCTTTCTCCTCCTTATCAATAGTTGGCTTCTCAGCGCGTATCTTCTCCATCTCTTTAAAAGCAGCATTAATATGCTCCATTATCTCATCATACTTGAATGAGTTTTTATGCTCATCAAGTTTTTCCTGCAATTCTGTCTTTGCAGTTTCCAGATCCTCCTTGTTAATAGACTTTTCGATAGCCTGTACAAAAGCCTTATCGATAGTCTCAAGGAATGCCAGGTGATCATCATCGAATGAATGTTCATCCGGCAGTTTAATATGTTTAAACTCGTATTTCATATTATACATTTTTAATGGTTAATAAACTATATCGTTGTTTTGAAGTGGACTGGCCTCCGGCTCGCGGTGGAGTGGACGGTTGCTCCGGCTTCAGTTCAAATTTACGAAAAATTTCTTGTATTTGTTTTAATTGTATCTCTAAAAGTTCAAAAGCCTCATCAGAATAATTACCTGATGCGATCATTATCTGTTTTAACAACTTCGAAGCCGTGCGAATGTTCGGTTATTATGCCGTCATCATACATCGTTAATACATCGCGGCCTACCTGGTGACGGCCAAGCTTACTCAGGAACCATCCTCCATTTTCATCTTCGCCAAGCTCAAGAATTACACCAGCAGCATCCCAGTGATTGAATAAATGCTTTATGCGCGGCAGCGCACTTTTTGGTCCGCGTTCAGTTATGCTTTTTGCATATGCGCCCGGAAGGATAATGTCATTATCACTATCAACTGTCTGGCTGTTATAATAATAAGCTTGCACAGTACGTTTCTGCAAGTCCACATCTTTGATTTCACCACATGGTGCCCCATATTTATAAATAGTTTCCATTGTTATATTTTTTTCTGCCGGTTCAAATTTAATACATTTTATATCATGATCTTTAAGCCACTTTTTAGCTTCAGTAACAGTGAAATTATCTGTCTTAAAGCGATAAGCCTGCGTGGTCATTGTTGATTCACCTGTCAGCTTACCAACAATAATATATACGCCATCCTCAATCTTCTTTCTCCGGAAGCTATCTTCTTGAAATGCATCGGGATTCTTTACTCTGCAACTATGTTCATTTGGATAAGGCATTTTATTTTGTCTTTAATAACTATCTCTTTCAACAATAATCTCATATCCGCAACGACAATTTATAATATCTTCTGCTGCGCCGTTTGCACTGTCACCAGGATATTCAAGCTGTGATCCACTGGGCAAAGTAAACATCTCATTCATTGGCACTTTTACACCATCCATAGCCATATGATCATCACGCGAGCGGTCATCAAAAGTACTTATCCATACTTTTTGCTTATTACCAGGCAATTCTGATGCACCTATTTTAACACCCTCATTGCTTGCATTAACAACTTCGGTACGTGCTATACGCAATGCTTTCCATAATTCCATCTTACCTTGTGCAGTGCTTATATTACGTGCAATCTTTTCAATGCCAATCCCTTCGGTTATACCAGCCTCAACATATTTCCTGACAATCGTTTCGATATCCCCGCCATGTGTGCGTATAATACTTTCTATACCGGGTCCCTTTTTCGTTCGTACATACTCCAGTATGATAGGCAGCCAGTCATCCTCTTGTTTTGTCTCAATATCAATGCCTGCTTTTTTTGCTGTCAACTTAGCCCAATCTGTTGCTGTTTTGGAATAGTATTGTTCCATTGCCTGCATGACAACCGCCTTATTGAGTTTTATGTCGCGTGCCGTCTGTATCATATCCGTAGGGTCATTCACTTGTTTTAATTCATTTACTAACTGTTTACGCAAGCTATCATACATTGTTTTAAAAAGTTTCTCACCAAGCCTTATATATGGCAGCCGTTTTCTATTTATTTCCTCCCAGGTCATTTAATATTTTGTATTGGAATCATAATCCCTGTAAACAAAAATATTGCCCTTCCAAAAAATTCTGCTATAACAGGAGGATTGAAAAGTTTACAAAAAATATCCCAAAAGCTCGTTTCTCCATGATACGTTATTGCATTCCCTGCTACCAGATTATAAAACAAATCAAACATCCC